GCTCCAACAGGACCAAGTGCAGGAGATATTTGGATTGACACAACAAGTGCTGGTTATGGCTTAGCAAATGAGCGTGACTATCCAAAAATTTATCAGAGAAATGCTGGTAATAGTGCATGGGTACTTCATAGTAATGCAGATCAAAGTACATCAAATGGTGTTCTATTTGCTGATATTACAGACACGGCCGCAGATGCAACAGATGGCGGTAACGCAACAGAAATTACTGGTGCTCCAGATGCCGCGATTTATCCAACTGGAATGGTTGTAATTAACATGGCTCAAAGTAAAAATACTGTGAGAGCATATAATTCAACAGCAGGTAAATGGAGAAATGGTGCTTCTAATCATGCAGACGGTTCAGGTGCGTTTGGTAGATTTGCACAACGTAAAATTATTGCAACTGCTTTACAAGCCACAGCCTCTGACACTGATAACCTAGATGAAAATTTAAGTTACTCACTTATTGCCGCTCCAGGATATCCAGAACTAGCAGACGAAATGGTAACAATGAACAACAACAGAGGCAATACTGCTTTTGTAATCATTGACTCACCATTACGTAAGTCACCAACTGAAATGGTAACATGGGTTGGTGGAACAGCAACCACTGAAAATGGTGAAGATGGTCTAGTAACCAAAAACACATATTCAGCAGTTTACTATCCGCCACTGAAGGCAACTGAACCAACAGCAGGTTCAACTGTCGTAACATACCCATCACACTCTGTGCTTTACCAAATTGCAGTAAGTGATGCTGTATCATTTCAATGGTTTGCACCAGCAGGACTTAACAGAGGTGTTATTTCTAACGCATCTGGAGTAGGTCATGTAGATGGCGAAAACGAATTCAAGGCAACTGCATTGACAAACAGTCAAAGAGATGCATTATATTCTGCCAAAGTAAATCCGATTGCAAACTTTCCAGATTCTGGAATAACAATCTTTGGACAAAAATCATTGCACGGAACAACAAGTGCATTGGATCGTGTTAATGTTGCACGATTGGTAGCATATTTGCGTGAAAGATTTGACGTGTTGGCAAGACCTTTCTTGTTTGAACCTAATGATGAAACAACAAGAGATCGAGCAGGATTACTGTTTACAAACTTCCTATCAGACATTCAAGCAAAAAGAGGCTTGAGTGACTTTGCAGTGGTTTGTGACACATCCAACAACACACCAGCGAGAATAGACAGAAATGAATTATACATTGATGTTGCTATTGCTCCTGCAAAGAGTATAGAATTCATCTATATTCCAATCAGAATTGTTAATACAGGGCAACTTGCCTAATTAAAACAACTAGAATAGGCCCTTTTGGGCCTATTCGTTTGACCCCGAAAAATTTTCTTGGACTTTTTCATAAATACATTTAGCTTCATTAAGAAGAAGAGAATTTAACTATTGGGAGTTATGCAATGGCACTTAACAAATTTACAGTTCCTGTAGATGGAGGAAGCGGACCAGCCGCGATGCCGAAATTACAATTTCGTTTTCGTGTACTATTGAATGGATTCGGAGATAATCCAGGAAATACTGTAGCTATTACAGAAAATGTGGTCAGCGTAACCAGACCAGGAATTACATATGATGAAACAACACTAGATGTTTACAATTCAAGAATTTACATGCTTGGAAAACACACATGGGATCCTATCACACTCGTTGTGCGTGATGATATAGGTGGCGATGTTGTCCAGGCGGTTAACGCACAATTATCAGCACAGACAGATCATGAGAATCAAGCAACACCATCTGCCGCATCTAATTACAAATTTAAAACTGTAATTGACATGCTAGATGGTACAAACAGCGGAGGCTCCGGCGGAAGTGTTGTACCTATTGAATCATTTAAACTAGAAGGCGCAATGCTTACAAACGTTACATTTGGTGACGTAGCATATGCAACTAGTGAACAAGTTCAAATATCAATGACAATACGTTATGATAACTGTGAACATTCACTGGATTCAGGCGCAACTAATACACTAGCACCAGGACAAGGTGGTGCTTCAAGTACACCAGGTACACAAAGAGCTACTGGCTAAGTAAGGTAATGTTATGGGATTCAAAAATTATGCAGTCGATGTTTATGGACCTAATACAGGTAGCATCAAACTCCCAAAGCAAAAGTACCAGTATGCTGTAGAATTTTTGACTGACCTTGCTGAAAACAAAATGATGGGAAGGCAATTTAACGTATCAACTGTTACATTGCCTTCCGTACAATATCAAACACAGACAAATAATGCATACAATAGAAAAGTAATATCAATACTGAACAAACAGTATTCACCTGTTACTATGACTATTAGAGACGACAGAGAAGGTGTTCTCAATCAATTTTTATCAGAATACGATCAACACTACTTTGGAAAACCAGGTTCTACACGAAGCACTGATATGAGAAACACCAGTTTTCAAGAGAATGAAAATTTAAAAGTTGTTAACAGAAAAGATCCTATCAATATGATCATGATTCATAACTTTTCTGGTACATCAGACACAGGACAGTTTGCAGAAAAAATTCCAGCAAACACAGGCGATCCTGCAATCACAGGATTTGATCCTGGAACATTGGTATTTGCAAATACTGTAGAACCACAGTCTTATGGACAAAACACATACATGTTGTACAGGCCTGTAATTACTAATGTTAGCAGAGATACATTATCATATGCAGATTCAAGCATCGTAGAATTTAGTATTGGATTTGAATATGAATATTTTGAAGTTGAATTTGTTCCAGGTGCAGAGAACAAGCAACCAATAGCACATCGTCAGAACTTTAATGCCAATTTATCACCTAGTTATGATCAAGGTGGTACTGCCGTTAATACAACACAAACTTTTACTAATGGAGATCCTGGAAGTTATACCGGGGCTGATGTTGGTGCTTCATCTTATTATCAAAGTATTGGCGGCTCGGGCCAAAGATAATGGCACAGTATATCCAAGGCGCATTTAAACCACAGAACCCTACTAAGTATATAGGTAAGCATACTCCACGTTATAGAAGTGGTTGGGAATTGGCTTTTATGCGTATGTGTGACAATCACCCTAATATACTTGCCTGGGCCAGTGAAGCACACAGAATACCATACATTAATCCAGTTACTGGCAAAAAAACTTCATATGTGCCAGATTTCTTTATGATATATGCAGACAAGAATGGCAAAAAACATGCAGAGATTGTGGAAGTCAAACCAAACAGTCAGGTTATGGGCAATGCTCGTAGCACACATGACAAGATGCATGCCGTGGTAAATGAAGCAAAATGGCGAATGGCAAGACAATGGGCAAATCAACAAGGCATGGGATTTCGTGTTATAACAGAAAACGAAATGTTCAACAAGCCAAAAAGTAATAAGCCTAAAAGAAGGAAAAGACGTTGACCAAGAAATTAGAAGAAGAGTTTAACTTGCCTCCTATAGAAAAAGAAGAAGTTAAAACTGAACTCACAATGGCACCTGACGAAATACAACAGGTTATAGCAACAGCAGACAAAATAGATTCAGCATTACCACAAGTAACAGGACTTAATTCACTTGATACAGACATGGACAGTTATGCACAAAAGGCCATGGATACATTTGATGATCTAGTAGCATTAGGCAACAATGTGGAAGATAGGCATGCGGCCTTGATTTTTGATGTGGCAAGTAAAATGATGAACAATGCAATTACAGCCAAAACAGAAAAAATGAACAAAAAACTAAAAATGATAGACCTACAGCTTAAAAAAGCAAGGTTAGATAGAGATGGCAACGGCGCCAATGGTACTGTGATTCATCATGACAGTGAACAGATCACAAGCGACAGAAACAGTATGATTGAAAGCCTTAAAACCATAGCAGACAGCTTAAAGAAAGATAAATAACTTTAACGGAGCGATAACATGAATTATTTAAAAGCATATTTGACAGAATCAAAATCCAGTTATAGTTACAGAATCAAAACCTCTGAAGAAGTTTCGGATGAAATGATGGACGCACTTGAAGAACATCTTAAAAAGTATGAAGTAAAAAGTGTAAATTCACCCAAGCGAGGAATTTTACAAAGTGCTCCAATTGATTTTCCAGGTGAAAGAGGTGTTAATGTAACAACTATTGATTTTGATAGTGACCAACCAGCAAGTCAATTTGGCTTGATGACAGAACTAGTAAGAATATGGAACATTGGCGAAAACAAAATTAAAGTAAGAGCACACAATGAACCAGCAATGGCTAGAGAACTTGCAGAAGAAAAAGCAAAAAAAGATGAAGAATACAAAGTTAAATTAGAATCAGAAGACTATAGTGCAGATGATGTAGAAAAAGTAGATCATGCAGAATACTATGGCGAAGATTTCAAAACAAAATTCGTAGACGAAATGATGAAACTTAGAAGAGAGCAAATGCCAGAAGGTGTTGGCTACGAAGGAGAAAAGGCATGAACTTAGATGAATTAAGAAAACTAGCTGGAATGCCACAAACTGAGTGGGCCAACAGTCCAGCAAACACAAAACACCCTGAACCAGAAGAGGTACAGGCCCCAGAAGCAGATGTAAACCAAAGTCTTAGACAGTACATGAATGCAGATCCTATGCCAGTAAAGGTTGTAGAAGGTGAAGATAAAGTGTTTGAAGATCATGAAGTAGAAGACATGATGGCAAAATTTAAGGAATATCTCAGCGAGGATGAAGCAGTTGAGGAACAAGCTCAAGAGGAAGTTGTTGAGCAGGCAATTGAAGAAAAGAAAGCAAAACCTGATTATATAGATATTGATGGCGATGGTGACAAAGAAGAGTCAATGAAAAAAGCCGCCAAAGATAAAGATAAAGAAAAAGCTGATGAATCAGTAGAAGAAGGCAGAAAACCTTATCCAGGAGAGTATGATTATACTGATGACAAGTATATGCATTCCGATGGTACACCAAAATCAGATGATGACGATGATGACGACGACGATGACGACAAGAAAAAGAAAAAGAAAAAAGCCAAAGAGTCAGTTGAAGAAAATCAAGACATTGCAGATCTTAAAAAACTTGCAGGCATTGGTGAAACAACTACAGATCAAACAGTATCAGCAGATATTTCAGCATTGAAGAAATTGGCAGGTATCTAATGGAAATCCAAGACAAAATCAGACAATACCTAGGCGAAGATGCAACTGATCAAGAGAAGCATGAAAAACTCAATGATATTTTTCTAGCACTTGAACAACTAAACAGCGAAGTTGACGAATTAGATGTTCTTGATAGAGATGATGCATCAACTGGTGTAGGTGATTTAACAGATCAACTTACAACTTTTAAAAAGCTGATTGGTGGTCTGTATTCTGTTTTGGATAGAGCAGGCAAAGTTGTACCAATGGAAGCACAAGAAGGCGAAGTTGAAGAAGCAGATGAAATTATTCAATCTATACCATCAAAAACTATTAAACTTGCTGGTGATAGTATCTGGGACAGAGATGGTGAAAATCCAGAATCAGTACAAGTATCAAATGTTACAATCGAAAATCCATATGAACCAGGTGGTTACATGGATGATGACGAAGATGATGGTTACAGAAAAGTAAGCGTAGAACATGATGGTCCATGGACGATCTATACAGACAGTGGCTTTGAAAAAGCAATCAGTAAAATGGTAGGATTCACAGTAGTGTTCACAGAACAAGGCATGCAAGAAGATGGTATGGCTAGCATGGAAGGTGGATCCGAAGGATTTGACGAAGCAAAAAATACACCCGTTAGTGACGATATAAAACGGCTTAAATCATTAGCCGGAATTTAATTAGAAACTTGGGCGGCAATTTATTGTCGCCTTTTTTTCTGACTAGGTAAATACTAGTATGAGAGCAAGTGAATTATTATTTGAATACGAAAGCCTTGAACAGGCCAAAGCAGAGATAATCAAAACTATCAATGCTTTAGATCCTAACGAACAGAATCAAGAATTACTGGATAAAGTATACACAGTTTTAAATTCTGGCAACGTTACAGGTAGATTTTCTAGTGTATTGCCTAAAACACTACAGGGCGAATACAACGAAATACAAACAATGAAAATTGCTGGCAAGATTGCAGAAGCTCAAATTAGTTTTCAAGACAAAATGAAATTTGCAGACAGCCTAGCACAAGATAATGTAATCAATCACAAACTGTTACTCACACCTGGTATACACACACTAGATGCATTGTGCAACAATGATCCTATAAACAAAGCAATGTTTGATCATCTAAAAACATTTGGTGTTTCAGACAAGATGAAAGGTCCTTGTGAACATGGTTTAGCAATACTCAGTGGCAGTATCACTATTCAAGGCAAGGGTGATGTAGATGTAAATGGTGTTCCTGTTGAA